GATGCAATAAAAAATCTTACAAAAATTGGTTCTGAGTTAGGTTTATCTCCAAAATCACGTTCTGAATTGATGGAACTTAATATGCAAACAAACGAAAATGAAGATGACGGAATGGGGGATTTCTTCGATGAAGATTGATTTAACTCAAACCCATGATGTTATCGGTACATATCATTCGATAAATTATGAAGATATTAGAGAAGAATATCAAGACCCTGCTACAAAATATGCTTTTGATGTCTTAGATGAAAAGTACACAACAGGATATTTAATGAAGTTAGCATGTTTTAGGCATTTACAGGACTTAAAAAGGATAGGAAATGAAGATTTTCCTTTTAATTACGAAGTAAAACATGTAAAAAGGTTAATGAAGTTCTCTAAAATGGCCCCAAACGTTGATACGATGGAACCAACTAAATTAATGGAGTGGCAGAAGTTTATGTTGTCTCTACTAATAGGTTGGAGGAATAAAGAAGGTGGGAAACGTTTCAGCCGTGCAATTATATCTGTAGGACGTGGTCAAGGGAAAACTTATATGTTAGCCATATTAATGGCTTATTCATTTTTTGTAGAAAGTCGTGGTTTAAGTAACCAAGACTTTTTAGTTTCATCAATTAATGCTAAACAAACAGGTAAATTATATGGCTATTTAAAATCGATGATTAATGTTCTTAGAACAATTAATCCATGGAAAAATATAGCTGATAAAACTGACCTGAGTTTACAAGCTGACAAGATTATTATGAGGAATCATAATAATGTCATTCGTCCAATCTCTCATGAAGCTGGACAATATGATTCATATCACTTTACAACAGCTATCTTCGATGAAATAGGCGAAGTAAAAAGCCGTGATAAGATTTCTAAGATTGTATCAGGGCAAGTTAAAGTTCCTAACCGTCAATTTGTTCAAATTTCAACAGCATATCCTGACCCTACAGTTCCCTTTCATGAAGATGAGAAGATGCTGCAACAAGCTATGGAACAAGACTTTTTAAGAGATGCTGATACTTATCTATGTTTAATTTGGAGTAATGATAGTTTAGATGAAACTTATAAGCCAGAAACTTGGGTTAAATCAAACCCTTTATTAGATTTAGCTTCAGAACATGATAACCTCATGCAAGGACTGCTTGATAAGCGTGATAATGATGTACTTACAGGTGCTGTTCATGATTTCCAATGTAAGAATCTTAATATGTGGCTTTCATCAGATATAGACAGTTATTTAAACCTAGCAGATGTTGAAAAAGCGATTGTTCCTGAATTGAATATCTATGGTCAACGATGTTATGTTGGTGTTGACTATTCTATGTCATCAGATAATACAGCAGTTGCTTTTGTTTACCCGTATGTAAGCGAAGAAGGGCAGGCAAAATGGCATGTTGAACAACATTCGTTTATTCCTTTTCAAGCTGCAGGGTCAATTGAAGCCAAAGAAAAGCAAGATGGTATTAACTATAGAGAACTTGAAACTAAAGGATTCTGTACAATCACAAGTCATCAACAAGGATTAATCAATGATGATGAATTCTATGAGTGGATTGTAAATTATATAGAAGAAAATTCACTTGACGTTTTATTTTTTGGATATGATGCAATGGGAGTGACTAAAGTTATTCAAATGCTGCTTAATAATACTGGATTTAATTTGCAACCTATTAGGCAACGGACAGGAGAACTGGCAAAGCCCACTAAATTCTTACAAAAGATATTTGTTGAAGGAACAATTAGCCGTCTGGATGACAAAATAATGGAAAAAGCATTATTAAATGCTGTTTTGCGTGAAGATTCAGTTGGTATTCAAGTAGATAAGCGAAAAGCTACACTTAAAATTGACGTTGTTGATGCAATTATAGATGCTCTATATCAAGGTATGAATCATTTTGAAGATTATGGAATGGCAAATGATAAAAGCTGGCAAGTTGAGCATATGACACCAGAACAAGTAAAAGAATGGGTTACTAGCCAAGAATCTGGCTTATTAGACCTTGATGACGAAATAGATGATGATTGGGGATTTGATGAAGATTTTTAAAAACTTATTTTCTTTAATTTGGAAAATATTTGATGTACTTATGTTTATTGCTTTTGCAGTAACCATAACAGTGACAATGTTTATGTGGAATATAACAGCTGGTGGCGTTGCTTTATCAGTTGTTTTTATTTTAGCCGGATTAGTTTCTGAATCTATAGAAAAGAAGGGAGGTGATTGATTTTGCCAATATTAAACTTTATCAACCAAACAAATGATCCGCCAGAAGTTGGTAGTGTTCAAAGCTATTTTCCAGATGGAAATGATGCTCAAATAATGGAAAGTTTGCTTGGTGATAATAATGAATGGGTTTCAGCTCGGGCAGTATTAAGAAATTCAGACTTATTTTCTATTATCTTGCAACTATCTAGTGATTTAGCAATAGTTAAAATCAATGCTGAAAAGAAAAAGAATCAAGGAATCATTGATAATCCAAGTACCAATGCTAACAAGCATGGATTTTGGCAATCAATGTTTGCACAGTTACTTTTAGGAGGCGAAGCATTCGCTTATCGTTGGAGAAATGCTAATGGCGCTGATATGAAATGGGAATATTTAAGGCCATCTCAAGTAAATACTTATTATTTCGAGTATGAAAACGGAATGTATTATAACATCACTTTTGATGACCCTAAAATAGAGCCTATTTTACAAGCTCCACAGAGCGATTTGATTCATATGAAACTACTATCAATTGATGGTGGTAAAACTGGAATTAGTCCACTTTACTCTTTAAGACGTGAATCAAAAATCCAAAGAGCATCTGATCGATTAACACTTAGTTCATTGAATAGTTCATTAAATGTTCCTGGTGTACTTACTGTTAAAGGTGGTGGACTTCTTAGCGATAAAGATAAAGCATCTCGTTCTCGTTCGTTTATGAAACGTTCAAGAAGTGGTGGTCCTGTAGTATTAGATGACCTTGAAGAATTTACTGCACTAGAAATTAAATCAAATGTAGCTCAATTATTATCACAAACAGATTGGACTTCTAAGCAATATGCTAAAGTATATGGATTATCTGACAGCTTTGTTGGCGGTCAAGGAGACCAACAATCATCAATCCAAATGATGACTGGGCAATACGCAAGCGCATTAAATCGCTTTTTAAGACCTGCCATAAGTGAATTGGAGTATAAGTTAAGCGACCATATAAGCGTTAATATGAGACCGGCTATTGACCCTCTTGGCGATAATTACTTATCTACTATCAGTACTGCTACAAGATGGGGCGCTGTAGCTGAAAATCAAGCTACATATATCTTGCAAGAAGCAGGATATATTCCTAAAGACCTACCAGCCCCTGAAAATACAAATAAAAAGACAACTGGCCAAAGTAATGAGCCAGTACCATAGGAAAGGAGGTGGTCATGGTGATTATTCTTAGAAAGGAGGTAAATGATGACAGTAATCGAAATCAAAGGAACAATTGTTGGTGATGAATATGGCATGATGTATGACTATTTTGGACTAGGAGATTTATTAACTTGGCCCTCAAAGGTTAAAAATATTTTAAACAGTTCCGAAGATGAAGAAGTTATTTTAAACATCTCATCAAATGGCGGTGATGTTTTTTCTGCTTCTGAAATTTATACGAAGCTTAAAAATTCAAATAAAAATGTTGTTGTAAATATTGAAGGAATCGCAGCATCAGCGGCATCAGTAATTGCAATGGCTGGAGATACAGTAAATATTTCTCCCACGGCACAATTGATGATTCATAAAGCTAGTAGTGGCGGTCAAGGGAATGCTGATGACTTTGAGCATGAAGCTAAAGTTTTAAATGGTGTTGACCAATCTATTACTGCAGCTTATGAATTAAAAACTGGTATGAAACAATCTGATTTGTTGCAGTTGATGTCTAATGAAACATGGATGACAGCACAAGAAGCTGTAGATAAAGGATTTGCAGACAATATTATGTTTGTGGATGCTAATAAACCAGTATTTTCTAACTCAATCGGCAATATTCCAACTGCTGATAAACTTAATGAATTTATGAATTTCATGAATTTCAAAAATCGGAATAACCCTCCGAAAGAAGAACCAATTATAGAAAACAAACAAGCCGATTTACGTTCTCGTAAGTTGGCTATTTTATTAGAAAAATAAAGGAGACTCAAATGGGAGTTAAATTAACAGTAAATCAATTGAACGAAGCATGGATTGCTTCAGGAGATAAAGTCACAGACTTTAATGACCAAATCAACATGGCTCTTAATGATGATAATTTTTCAGCAGAGGCTATGTCAGAATTAAAAAATAAACGTGATAATGAAAAAGTTCGCCGTGATTCATTGAGAGAACAACTTGTTGAAGCTCAAGCTGAGCAAGTGGTTAATATGCGTGAAGAAGATAAAGCGCCGCTTACTAAAAAAGAAAATAATCTTAAAGAACAATTTGTTTCAGATTTCGTGAATATGGTTCGTAACCCTATGGCATTTATGAATACTGTATCTTCAAATACAGACAATGGGTCTGATGGAAACGACAGTGCTGCTGGGCTTACTATTCCACAAGATATTCGTACAGCTATCAACACATTGGTTCGCCAATATGATTCATTGCAACAATATGTCCGTGTTGAAAACGTTACTACACTAAGCGGTAGTCGTGTATATGAAAAATGGACTGATGTTACTCCGTTGACCAGAATGGATACAGAAGATGGAAAAATTCCTGATCTTGATAATCCACGTTTGACAATCATTAAATACTTGATTGGTCGCTATGCAGGTATTATCACAGCTACAAACTCTTTGCTTAAAGATACTGCTGAAAATATTCTTGCTTGGTTATCTTCTTGGATCGCTAAGAAGGTAGTTGTTTCTCGCAATAAAGAAATTATTGCATTGATGGGTGCAGTTCCTAAAAAAGCAACAATCGCCAAGTTTGATGATTTGATTGATTTGGCAATCACAGGAGTTGATCCTGCAATTGTTGCCACTTCATTTTTCTTGACAAATGTTTCAGGATGCAATGAAATCTGTAAAGTCAAAGATGCTTTAGGAAATTATCTTGTTCTGCCAGACCCTAAACAACCAGACCAAATGGTGATTAAAGGCAAACGAATCGTTGTAATTGCAGATCGCTGGCTTCCAAATGGTGGAACAACAAATGCTCCAGTTTATCCACTTTATTATGGAGATATGTCACAAGCTATTACATTGTTTGACCGTGAAAACATGTCATTACTTCCAACAAATATTGGTGCTGGTGCATTTGAAACTGATACTACTAAAATTCGTGTAATCGATCGCTTTGATGTTAAAGTTACTGACTCAGAAGCTTTAGTTGCTGGTTCATTTACTACAATTGCTGACCAAGTAGGAAACTTCAAAACTACAACAACTACTGCCGGATAATCAGGAGGGATTTAAATGAGCGTAACTGTTGATGACTTACTAGATCAGTTATCAGAAGATGATGATCGCAAACCACAACTTCAAATTTATTTTGATACAGCAACAGCATATGTGAAAAATGCAGTGAGTTCTGATACAGTTGACGCTCCATTTTTCAGTGTAGAAAATGTTTCTCCGATTTATGATGTAGCTGTTCTTAGTTATTCAATGGATTTGTGGATTAATCGTTCTACAACTATGCCGCCTACTACTGCTGTAGATCATATGGTTGGGCAGTTGAGAGGTCTTTATTCTTCATGGAAGGAGGTGCAGGATGGTCAAAACTTACAAACCTAATGATTTTAATAGAAAGTGCCAGATTGGAGTTACTAAAACAGTAACTACTCCTACTGGAGGTAAGGTTGAAAAAATTGACCCAGCAACGGTTTTAAATGTTCGATTCGCAGCTAAAATGAGATCACTTGCGCTTCAATTTCAGATAATTGGTACAACTACGGCTGATACATTCGACATTGCAATTAGACATAATAAGCTAGTTACAAAGAAAATGTGTGTTCAAATAGATGATGTTCTTTACAGCATTATTAATATTTCTTCAGATGAATCTGCAAAGCTTATTAAATTTGATATTTTGACTCTTCAAGCGAAGAAGAAAGGAGCTTAATATGGCTACTTTTGAGGAAGCAATGCAACTAATCATTAATCAAGCAGAATCATTAAGCACAAAGATGACTGTAGAAGATAAAGCCGAAGTTACTAAAGCTGGCGCTAAAGTATTTGAGCAAGCATTAGCTTATGAAGTTAGAAATAGACACTACCGTCATCGTGATACTGGAGAAGACCCACATTTAGCAGATAGTATTGTTATGAAAAATAAGAATATTGACGGAGTTAAAGATGGTCAAAGTGTTGTAGGATGGGAAAGAAGTACGGAAAAAGGCACTCATACAAAAGGCTATATCGCTAATATCATTAATAATGGTAGTCGTTTTCCTCAGTTTACAACACGTTCTGGAAGAAAATATAAAAAGCCTGGTGAAGTTGCAGTTCATGCAGATCATTTTATTGAAGAAACAAGAAAAAATCCTATTGTTCAGCAAGGAATATTAAAAGCTGAAGCTGAAGCAATGAGGAAAATAATTAATAGAAAAAAGAAGGAGAATAACTTATGAAAAGACCAGTTGAAATTGTTCAAGATATAATTGCAGCCAGCGGCTTTCCATACAACGAAATCTTTCTTGATTCTATTCCTAGTGAAAAATTAGATTCTAGTAATGAAACGCAAGTTTTATTGACAGAATCTGATAATGGACCAAGTGATTATGGTAACTCAGATTTTATTTCACTCATGTATGGTGTTTATATTCAAATCTTTTACTCGAACGCTGAAGATTCAGATATAAATATTGTTCAAAGCGAAATTAATCTGATGAAATCATTTATAAATAATGATTGGCTTATTGCACAGTCAAAAAGTCACTATATAGACCCTGACACAGGTCAAATTATTAAAAATTTAACGGTGCAACGCATCATGACGTTAAGCGAGATAGCAAATAGCTAACTCGTTTTTTATTTAAGAAAGGAAATTAAAATGGCAACAAAAGGTTTGAAAATGGTAACTCTCGCTCTTTTAGATGATACTGGAACGATTGTAAAAGGAGCTGGCGGTTTATCAACTGATGGTACTTTCCCAATCACTGATGAAATGTTAGGTACAAAGACTGCAAATATCACTAATGTATCAAGTGCTCCAACAATGATTTATGGTAATGATGGTCAAGTAGATGCAGATATTGCAAAAGGCACTCCTTCTGTAGCATTCGACTTCAATGGTTTGCCTTTTGATATCAAACAAAAACTCCTTGGACGAGTTAATGATACTAAGGGTGGATATACTCAAGGTCCTGTTCCTAAAGTTGCGGCTTTGATTCAAACGACAACAATTGGTTCAGCCTCTCCTCAATATATTGGATTTGCTGCAGGTAAAATGAATGAAACTGCATTGAACTTACAAACAAATACCAATGCGGTTGTACGTGTGGATGATGCATTGACATTTACTGCATTCTCTGTAAGCCGTTGGGGTGGAGAAGCTATCAAATTCTTTGATGGTGGAGATGCTAAATTTACTGAAGCTGCAATGTTAGCAGATGTATTTAACGGTTATACTGCTCCGACTACTGGCGGTTCAGGTTCAGTAACTGGTGGACAATAATAATTAAAGGCGGAGCAATCCGCTTTTTATATGGAATAGATAGAAGGTCTATTATATTAGGTTCGATACCTGACTATTCCTTTACAAAAAGTAAAATAGAGGAGAGTTACAATGAAATTATCATTACCAGAAATTAGAGAAGAATCATTTGAAGTTAAAACTTCAATTAAGAACATTAAAAAAATGCATGCCTACCAATTGGAACTAGCAAAAAGCCAAGAAAAACTTGCTTCAGTTCAGGATGGAACACTAGAAGAATTAACAAAAGCAATCGCTCTTGATGATATGTCAGTAATTAATAATGCCGAAAAATTTATTACTGAAATTCTAGGTTTAAATAAAAAAGAAGTAGATAAATTAGAAGAATTTGATCGTGGTCAATTTATGAATTTGCAGTCTAAACTTGTTCTTTCACTTCAAGGGTATGATGATGATCAAATCGATACTATGTTTACTGAGGAGGTTGACTCTGCCGAAAAAAAAGTTCAAGCATTGAAGAACGAAAAGTCTACCACCACAACCAATTAATAGATTTACAACTATTTGAAAAAAATATTATCGAAAATTGGCACTGGACATTAGAGCAAGTAGATAATCATGATTATTATGACTTAATTGATGTATTTAAAGCTAATGAAGATAATAAGATGGCTTCATTCGATGATTTGAAGAAGATGTTTGGACAATAATATTCATGTCAATACCTAATGTTTAGGTATTTTTTTATACTCAAAAATTAGAAAGGAGTAAAAATGGCAGATATAATGGTTGATTCAGTCACCACAGGGATTGACTTGAATGAGACAAAAGCTGTTGAGGCTATTAACCGCTTAAAATCAGCAGTTAAAGATAGTACTCGTGAATGGCAGATTAATGAAACTTATGCAAAATCAGCAGGGGAAACAGTTTCTGCAGCTAAAATTCGTTATGAAGGTTTAAGCGATGCTATTAATAAACAAGAAAAATATATAGCAGATTTGAGCAAGGGCTTAGAATCTATTAATAGAAATAGTGAACAAGGCGAAAAATCTTACCAAAAATACAATAAGCAGTTACTCGATGCATCTAGAAATTTAACATCAATGAATGCACAATTAAATCGTGCTAAATCAGCTTATGAGTATCAACAAACAGGTATTGAAGATTTAAATAAATCTCTCAGTGCTAATGACAAACTCATGCAGTCTCAAATTGATTTATATGAGAAGACTCGTAATAAAATGGGAGCTGCTAAAGCCGAAGTTTCTGGTCTATCTACTTCATACGCAAAGCAAACTGAGATTTATAGGGCCCAAGTAACTGAGCTTAAACGATTAGAAGCTGCCGAGGGTACAAGTTCAGAAACGCTTGTTAAGCAAAAAACAAGGGTAAATGAAGCTGCTTCGTCATTATTGAACTACAGAAATAAACTTTTAGAAGCTAACTTGGCAGTCACAAAGATGCAACCGTTTAATTCTGAGTCTCTCATTGGTAAAGGTTTAAATACTGTTTATCAAACAACTGAGAAAGCTACCGATGTAATGGCAGCAGGATATCAGAAAGTAAAAAGTGCAGCTTATCAAAGTGCTTTTGGGATTGCTGCAATTGGTGCAGCTGCAGTTAAGGGGGCACAAATGGCCTCTGAACTTCAAAACCAATATAAAACAACTTTTAACTTATTAGTAACTGGCGGCGAACAAGCTAAAGAAGCTCAAGAAAATGTTAATAAAATGCAAGAGCAAGGTTCGGAACTTTCTGTTAAGTATGGTAAAACTCAAAAAGAAATAGCAGATGGATATCAAGAACTTGTAAAACGTGGATATACGAGTGCTCAAGCTCTTGGTGCTTTGCCCACCATGTTGCAAGCTTCGGTAGCTTCTGGTGATGATTTTACTGATGTTGTACATAACTCAACAGCAGCGCTTGAAAGTTTTGGTAAACGAGCTGATGATGTTACTGGAATGACAAAAAATACAAAAGAAGTTGTTAACCAGATGGCCTATGCAGCAGATATGACAGCAACTGATTTCCAAAGCATGGGTGTAGCAATGGAATATGTAGGGGCATCGGCTCATCAAAGCAAATTAAGCTTGTCAGAAACAGCATCTGCAATTGGTATTCTTTCTAATAATGGTCTTGAAGCTGATAAAGCGGGTACTGGACTTAGAAAAGTGATTGTTTCGCTACAATCTCCAAGTAAAGATGCTGCTGAAGCACTAGCTGGAATTGGTTTAAGCACAAAAGATTTTGTAGACCAAAACGGAAATATGAAGTCAATGACGGAAATTTTCGGATTGTTAAACCAACATACAGAAAAACTAAGTTCATTCCAAAAAGGACAAATCTTCCATGCTTTATTTGGAACTACTGGTCAACAAGCGGGTGCAATTCTTTCTGAAAACGTTAAGCAGTTAGGCGAACTCGATGATAAGGTGAAAAAATCAGCTGATGGCCAAGGGTATGTTGTTAATCTTGCAAATAAGAATATGCAATCTACTCAAAATGAATTAAAACAATTTAAAGCAGCCGGAGAGGCTGTTTTAATTATGATTGGTCAAAGGTTCTTGCCAGTTCTATCTGATGCAGCCACTTCAATGGCTAAGGCATTTAATTCTAAAGAAGGTAAGCAAGGCCTTGAAGAAATAGCTAAATGGATTGCGGAAATATTCCAAAAGCTCGTTGATACTGTCAAATTTATCGGGGAACATAAAGATTTTGTTGTAAATACAGCTAAAGTTTTCGCTAGTATTTGGGCAGTTAATAAAATCGGCGATGCTCTAGCGATGGTTAAAAAAATTAATAATGAGCTTAAAATAATGTCAGGTATGAATGCTTTATCTGATGCTTTATCTGGAGGAGGCATTAAATCTTCTGTAGGTAAAGGTGTTGTATCTGAAGCTGGAACAGTTGCTTCAACAGTAACAAAAGGTAGCGTAGCTGCTGAAGGTGAAGCGCTTGTTGCCTCTGGCGGTTTATCAAAAGCAACTTCCTTAATTCCAAGATTATTAGGGATCATTGGATCTGTTGGCGGAAGTACAGTCTTGTCTGGCGGAATAAATGCAGGAGCTGAATTACTCAGTAAAGATAGTACAGCTCAAAAAACTGGCGGAGTTGCTGGCTCACTTGGTGGAGCAGCGGCAGGAGCAGCGATTGGTTCTCTTATCGCTCCTGGTATCGGTACAGCAATTGGTGCAGCTATTGGCGGGATGGGTGGTAAAAACTTAGGCAAAAAACTTGGAGATTTGATTAATGATGGTTTAAAAGAATCTTCATTAAAAAGCGAAAAGTTACCAGTTGTTAAGTTCGACCCTAAAGCACCAACAAAAGATATGAAAGAGTTCTCTAAGGACTACCAAGGCTTCTTGGATAAAATCAAAAAATCAGCAACTATTGATATTGTAGATGAGAAATCACTTGAAAAAGCTAAGAAAGCAACTGCTGATGCTTATGCGAAGATGTCCAAAGATATTGATAAGTTTTATCAAAATCAAGAAAAGGATTCTAAAAAGCAAGTTGACCTTCTAGTTAAAAACGGTGTATTGAGCCAAGCACAGGCTGACAAATTAAACAAAGGCCAAAAAGATTCAGATGAGAAACAAAAAAATGCTCAGAAGAAGAATCTTGATGAGATGAAGAAAAATACTGATAATTACTATGCTAGTGTTTCTAAAGAGCAAAAAAGAGCTAATGACGCTAATACAAGATTAACTAAAGATCATGATGCTGAAATTAAAAAAATTAAATCTGGAAGTACCGACGCTCTTTTAGCATTGGAAAAGAAATACGGTAAAAATTCACCTCAATATCAAAAAGAGATGATGGCTGAAATTTTAAGAGCAACAAATTCTTTTGATAATAAGCAAGAGCAAAATAAAAAAGAGCATAGTAACAATATGAATAAGATTGAAAAAGACTATGCTAAAACGCAAACTAAAGCTGAAGAGCAGATGAATAATCAAATCAATACTGCTACTAAAATCGCTCAAAATAAACAGCTTGATTTACTTGATGATTTAAAAAATAAAAAAGGAAAATTAAATCAAAAACAATTAATTGATACCCTTGAAAAGGCTGATGATGAATATAAAGGAGTTAAGGATAAGGCTCAAAAACAAAAAGATGATGTTGTAAAAGCAGCAAATGAACAATATAAAAAATCCGTTGCAGCAATTGATAAACAACGTGCAGAAAATAGTTCTATAACAAAAGCTCAATATGATGAAATGATAAAAACTGCTAAAAAGCAACGTGATGATTCAATTGGTCATGCTAATGAACAATATAAAGGCGTAGTAGATAAGGCACAAAAAACTCATAAAGAAACAATTGACTTTGCTAATGATAAGGCTGACAAAAATGTAAAAGCTGCTGCAGGAGAACAAAAACAAACGGTAGAACAGTATACAAAAGGATTTAGAGATTCAAGAGACTTAATTAACTCATTTGTTGACGGGATTAATGGCGTTCTTAACTTCCTGCACAAAGGGTGGGGGAATATCGGTCACGTTAGCCTTAAAGGATATGCTGTAGGTACTCGTGGATTAGCTCAAGATGAAACAGCTCTAGTTGGTGAAGAAGGATTTGAACTTGCTCACCATCCAAACCATGGTATTTTTGCGGTTGGCCAACAAGGACCTGAAATCCGTAATCTGAAAGCTGGAACTTCAATTCTCCCTCACTCAATGTCAAAAGAGTTTCTATCATTAACAGCTAATTTGCCAGCTCATGCTGACGGTGTATCTGGCTTCTTATCAGATGCACTTGGATGGGTAAAATCAACATACAAGGATGTTACTAGCGTTATTTCAAAAGGACCTAAAGGTGTTGTAGAAGCTATTTATAATGGCTTAGGATTAGATAATTTAGAAAATGACTTTCCGCCAGTTGTAACTAGGATGGCAAAAGGTTCTGCTCAAACTGCTGAAGATAATTTTATTAAATTCTTACAATCATTCTTCAAAAAAGCTGAATCAGATGCAGGAGGTTCACAAGGTTCGCCATCTGGTTCTGGTGTTCAACGTTGGGCTGGGCAAGTTAAACAGGCGCTTGCGGCTAACGGATTGAGTACAAGCCAAGACATGGTTGACCGTGTCCTTCGCCAAATAGCTACAGAATCAAGCGGTAATGAAAAAGCTGTACAAGGAAATATTGGAGATATTAATAATATTACTGGTGATCTTGCCAAAGGATTGATGCAAACAATTTCAGCAACATTTAACGCATATAAATTCCCTGGACATGGCGATATTTTTAATGGATATGATAACTTATTAGCTGCTCTTAATTATGCTAAAAGCCGTTATGGTTCAAGCTTATCATTCTTAGGAAATGGGCATGGTTATGAAAATGGCGGAGTCATTGATGCACATGGATTTTATGAAATAGCTGAAGGAAATCGTCCTGAAATGGTTATTCCGCTTGATCCTCAAAAGAAGTCAAGAGCGAGTCAACTTTTGAACCAAGCAAATAGAACTATTAACGCTAATAATTATGAAAAAAATTCTAATAGTAATATGGAATTAGCTTTAACTCAAGCTGTTAATCTACTTTCTCAAGTTCTAGGAGCGACAAAAGAACAAACAACAGCTCTTAAAAATCAACCTGCACCAATTATTGATGAAAATAGTTTCTTTAAAGGTGCAGCTCCAACAATTAAAAAAACACAGGATTCATACCAAAATAGAAAAAATAGATTAGGAGGTATTATGATTTGACATTTACGATAAGTTTTAATGGTCAAAATATTTCCGACTTGGTAGATGGATTTACTTCAATCGAACGAAATTTTGGCTCAACATGGACAAATAATCTTGGACCAGAAGGAACTACAAGATATGGTCAAGAATTTATTAATAATTATATTAATGCGAAAACAATTACAATTTCTTTCATTAAAGATGGTATTCCGAAAGATTGGGTTAATATTCGCCAACAAATTGCTAGTGTTTTAGATGTTTCAACTCCTTCACCATTAATTTTTAGTGATGAGCCAAATAAAGTTTGGTATGCATTGCCTGATCAATTACCTACTTTTTCTGAAGATATATCTTCTTTAAGGGCAACAGGAACTTTAACATTTATTGTACCGTCAGGTGTTGCTATCTCAAGCTATACACAAGAATTGAATTCAAATAATTCAGGAGGAACAAATGGTTCCATTATAGTTAATTCAGATAACTCAGTAGATGTTTTGATTAATAATCAAGGGACTATTCCTGCATATCCTACGTTTAAATTTACTCATAAATCTGATAATGCATTTATAGGTATTGCAGGTCAAAATGGAGTTGTTGGATTGGGAAGTCAGGATCAAACTTTGATTGACTCAAAAACAACTGAAACAACAAGAGTAGAATCTCAATGGCTTTTAAACCCATCTGGTATAAGCCAAAATAGTAATTTTAGTGGACATTTTAATGTGGCTAATGATGTTGGCAACCCTCAAAATGGTCAATTATTAACTGCAGGAAATCTTGTTTTTAAAAATGATGGATTAAGATTACAAGATGGTGGTGATCCTCCGTCTAGCGGAACATGGTCAATGCAAGGGGCTATGCAAGTCTATAATGTTCCAGCTGATAAAATAGGAAATGTTGGAACAGCTAATTTTACTTCAACTTTTAATATTTGGGCGCAAGCAACAAAAATGGGGCAAACTGGGCTAATACAAGTTTTATTTTGTGATTCTAACAATAAACTTATGGCTGGATTAGGAATATATAAAGATGATACAAGAGGAAATAGCTTTAGAACTCAACTTTATATTGGTGGTAATCATCCCAGAACATGGAAAACATTTGGGCCAGGAGGACAAGAATTAAATAATGGTGGTCATGGAGATGGAAAAGTTCCTAATCCAAACTTATATTTTAATTCTACAACTGGATATTTTACAATTCAAAAGAAAGATAGAGTTTTCAATTTTACATTTGGCAATAGAGGAGGAAATTACCCTATTACTATTCCAGAGCTTGGAAGTACTAAATGTACAAAAGTATTTGTATATATGGGTCAATTAAAAGGAAGAGATGTCAACACACAATATATAACAAATCTATCGCTTAGAATGTTTAATTTTCAAAAGAATGATGTTACCAAAACAATTGATAGCAATACAGATGTTACAACATTTATTCCAGCAGACAATCATCATTATGGTAATAGTGAAGTTGTTGTGGTAAATATGAGCAGTTCAAAAATATATAGAAGAGAAGGACTTACAATTGCTAATGATGAGATGATTACTGGTTCAGAACCATTTTCAGTTCCTCCGGGTCAATCAATTGTTAATTGCTCATTTGGAGATAATACAGTGCCTCCTGATATTGATGTAACTTGGAAAGAAAGGTATCTATAATGCAATTAAACATTCATGACTCAACATTAAAAAGAATTGGTTTTATCAATAATGATCTACCAGATGCACTTCACTATTTTAATGATAATTGGCATCGTTATTTAGCGGAGGGAACATCTACTTTTGACTTTTCTGTTAATAAGGTAAATCCTGATTATGCCTTGTTGACTTTACAAAGCTATATAAGCTTTAGTTACGATGATGAAGATTATTTATTTAATATAATTAATATTCAACAAGATCATTATTCAATGCAATTACAATGCGAAAATTTAAATCTTGAACTGATTAGTGAGGATGTAGAACCATATAATAATAATCTTCGCCATAGTATTGTTTGGTATCTTAAAAATGCAGCTAAAATTACAGATAATGTTGTTGAAATAGGTAATAATCCTTTTTCAACTATTGATGAAGATACATCTAATCCAATACTCTCTTTTGATAGTACCGAAACAAAACTAGCTCGTATAATTTCTATTTGTAATAGTTTTAAGGCTGAATTTCAATTTAAAACAAATCTAAAAGATGACGGAACACTTCAAAATATAACATTAGATTTATATCAAACTGGAGGAGTTGGGCAATTAAGAAAAGATGTAACGTTATATTATGGTAAAAATATTGATGGTATAACCTCAACTGGAGATAGAACATCTACATTTTTTAATTCAACTACTGTTACTGATTCAAACAACAAATATAATTGGTTATCAATAGAAGGAAAATATTATAATTCTGATGGTCAATTAGAATTTTATAAAGATGCTGGTAGTAATACAGCATATGCTCCTTTATCAAGAGATATGTTTCCTTCTCAAATCCTATCTCCATCTTCAGATCAATATACTAATAAAAATATTCAAACATCCGCAAGTTCAAATGATGATTTATGGGATTATGCTGTAAGTCAGTTTAAACTTTATGCTTATCCTCAAATGACTTATGAAGTAATAGTATCAGTAAATGCTGTTACAAGTGCTCTTGGAAATAACAAAAAGCTAAATATTGGGGATACAATAATTGTTCAAGACTCAACTTTTGACAAGTCAGATGGTGGATTAATTTTATCAGCAAGAGTATCTGAACAAGAAATAAGTTTTACTAATCCTTTAAATAATAAAATTACTTTTACTAATTTTGTTAAATTAAAAAGTGATATCTCTGCCGATTTATATGGCAGAATGAAAGAGTTGATTGACCAAAGCACTCCATATAGATCGGATTTAGAAACTACTAATGGGGTACAGTTTAAGAATGGTACGGGATCAACTGATTTGTCAGCTCATATCTATTTTGGCTCAGATACCACTGAAACTATTGCAGACAGTTATGAATGGTCGAAAGATGGAACAGTTGTCGCTCCAACACAGACTATTACAGTTGATGCAAGTGGAGTTGCGGATAAAGCAGTCTATAGCTTTAAAGCAACAATTGCGGGTAAAGTAGTCGCAAGTCAGTCGGTTACTATCACTAATGTGGATGATGGAACTAGCCCGATTAATCTAGTTATTGATTCATCTAATGGCTATCAATTTAAAAATAATATCATTAATACAACTTTCACTGCGATACTTTATCAAAATAATAAAGAAATTGATAGTGAGGGAACAAAATTTGCTTATATATGGTCTAAAACTAACTCTGATGGAACAGTAGATACCGCTTGGAATCTTGCTCATCAAACAAGTCAGAAATCAATTACAATCACAAATAGTGATGTTTGGCAGAGAGCTACATTTGATTGCACTGCAGAACCACTTAATTAATAGGAGGAACAAAATATGTCAATTGTCTCAAGTGGACAAATCACAATCACAGATTTATCAGATGGGATGCAACTCAATGCTTTCATCACAGCGAGTGGGGTGACTACTCAAACTTATGATGCAACAGCTCAAACATGGTCACCAAGTTATGCGACTACTCCACAAGTTTTAACGCTCAACCTTACTAAAGCAGGGAGTACAACTTCTGTTATTAGTGGGATTTCAGGAACTATTACTTGGACACGATCAGATGGAACCACAACAACAACTATCACTTCAACTACTAATACTGACACTCAATATATGAGCGGAACTTCAAATAGTGTGTTGACAACAAAAGTCAATGTTCCAATTGCTAACTCAGCATCACGATTCACTGCTTCTGGATTATGGGTTGACCCTAATACAGGTTTAAACGTTCCATTCTCAGCTGTTTTAGATTTAACGGTTGTGCAACTTGCTAAATCAGCAGTCCTTGCAAATGTTTATGCTGGAAATGGTGGAGCATTCTATAATTCTAAACCTGCAAGCTTAACAGTTAACGCTGATTTGTATAAAGGGGGGCAACTTTCTGCAGGGAACAAGCAAATATTCTTCGGTTATGCAGATAGTACTGTAACTACAACTGGTTCAACTGGTTATAACTCAAACCTTGGATTAGGTTGGCATTTATGTACTTCATCTACAACTGGTCAAACTCCTAATGTAGCAGCAGGAACAAATACTACTTCTCAAGGGATATTAACAGTTCTACCAACAGCTGTTACCAACTCACAAACTTTTAAGGCAGTAATCATTGACCAAGTAGGTGGTACAGCAGGAACTGCAGTTAGTGGCATCGTTACACTTCTTGATTATACAGACCCATTAACTTGTACGATTGATAGTACAGCAGGTAGCATTTTTAAAAATGGTTCTGGTACAACAACACTTACTTGCCGAGTATTTCAATCTGGTGCTGAAATTGATACAGCTGGAACAACCTATACTTATAAATGGTCTCAACGTGACCAAAATGGCGTATTAAATGCTAATTTTGGCGGTACAGGAAATCAATATAAAACTGGTAAAACAATTAGCGTTGCGGCGACTGATATCAATGTCAAAGCTCAATATACATGCGAGGTGAATCAATAATGAAAAGTACATTTTATGCCAATATCGAACTTGGGGGAGAAATCACACAAGTTAGCTTTGAAGCAACAAGCGCAAGTGATGTGATTGAACAAATCTGGCGGACTTATGGTATCTCCACTCCAATTATTGAAATTTGGGCGGAGGTAACTGATGACGATAGTAGCAAGCAATAGCACCACTGTAAGTAACGTTTACGATGGGACAATAACTCATTATGCATATGCTTATAGTGCTGATGGAACAGATAGATTTACGACTGTTTATCCTAACTTGAATTTGTTAGTTAATAGTTCTGCTAAGACCAAAGCTGGATTCTTTAAAAACTTTGACAAAGTAGAAAATGACTATGGTGAAATGACAATAAAGGGTACTAATACCTATGTCAGCAGAGACCTTTGGGATGGTTTCTCTATTTTACCTAGGGATTATAAACCAGGTGATAAATATACAATGAGTATGGATGTCATGTTTACAAGCTGGAATCTTCCTGCTGGAACGACTCTTACAGAATTTTGGTTTGGTCAGCGATACCTTGGTCCAATATGGAAAACAATATGTTCTATAGATTTACCTAAAGACCCTAGTCAAATGCTGAATCAGTGGATAAGAATAACACAAACTTCAACGATACCTCCTTATCCAGACCCATCCGTAAATGCACAAGCCATCTTTCAGACTAGATTCACTGGTGCAAGTGAGGGTAGTTTTACATTTAGAGTTAGAAAACCGAAACAAGAACCAGGTTCAACCGCAACTCCATACATGCAATCAGCTACAGAAGTCACAACTGCTGACTGGCCAAGCTATATCGGTCAGTACACAGACTTTACATCTACAGCATCCACAGACCCTGCTAAATATGCACCTTGGACTGTATTTAAGGGAAATGACGGTAAAGATGGCGCAGATGGTAAAGACGGAATAGCAGGTAAGGACGGTGTTGGACTAAAAACCACTGTTATCACTTACGCTATTTCAACAAGTGGAACGACAGCACCAACTACTGGTTGGACGAGTTCTGTTCCCAGTCTTATAAAAGGTCAGTATCTCTGGACGAAAACAGTATGGAACTACACGGACAACTCATCTGAAACAGGTTACTCAGTAACTTATATTTCTAAAGATGGGAATAACGGTAATGATGGAATTGCTGGTAAAGATGGTACTGGTATCAAAACTACGACCATTACATATGCAGGTTCTACAAGTGGAACAACGGCACCAAGTAGTGGATGGACTTCTACAATTCCGACAGTTGCAGCAGGTAGTTATCTGTGGACTAAGACTGTTTGGACTTATACGGACAATACCAGTGAAACAGGGTATTCAGTTGCTAAAATGGGAAATGATGGAGCAACTGGACCTGCTGGTCCTGCTGGTCCTCCTGGAAGTAATGGTAATCCAGGTAAAGTTGTTTCTGATACTGAGCCTACAACAAAATTTAATGGGCTAACATGGAAATACTCCGGAGCAAATGATATCACTGCTAGTGATGGTACAAATATATTAGCTGGAACAGAATACTACTGGAATGGGACAGTTTGGGCTTTATATGAAATTAATGCTCATAATATCAATGGAGATAACCTATCAGTAACTAACGGAACATTTAAAGATGGGAAGATAGAGAGTGTCTGGGGAAACAATGATGTAAATGGGACAACTACTATTGAAAAAAATCATTTAATAATTCACTCAAAGAATCCTGCAGAAAACAATGAAAATTCAATAGGTCTTGATAATACTCAGGGCTATGCTCACCAGTATATTGATAATAACACTGGACGAACCCGTATAGTTCAAGTTTCATTTCAAGGTTTTTCTATTACTGACAGTGTTGGAAAGTATGTAAACATAACACCAGAAGGCGTGGATTCTTCGGAAAAACATACTAAGGAAGTTCCGCTAGGTTGGGGTCGTACGGCAACGCTAACTCGCGTTGGAAACATAGTTACATTATCCTCAGAGAAACGTTTTACCTCTACTCCACCAAACGGGAGTTGGCAGACTGGTGTGGCTATTCTTCCTATAGGTTTTCGGCCTATTGTAACTACTATGATATACAATCACGATTTAACTTCCCCCTCAAAATTTGGTTGGTACAAATTTAATACAGATGGTAGCGTAAACTTAATGAGTTTAGGAAACGTTACAACCAGCGACTATATGATAACATTCTCTCAAATGTGGTTTACCAAGGACCCATTCCCAAGTTAGAACTAAGGAGAAAAAATGAAAAAGAACAAACAAACTCAAGAAACTACCGACATTCTTATCGGTGAAAACATTGTTGCCAATTTAAGCTTTACCGCTTATGAAGCAGGAGATTTACAAGTTCAGCTAACAATTAATAACCCTCAAGATTTTCATAATTCAGAAGAAGCTAAAAATGATATGAACGGTCTTATGGAAGCAGCACTTCAAGCTTCAAAAGATAAATTGAGCACTTATGTAGCGACAGAAAAATAGAAAGCAGGTATTATGGAGGAACAAGCATGGCGAGAAGCACTCGAACGACTTATAAATAGTAAGTAAAATGACTTACTTATCAATGGATAGGTTTTTATTATGGAAAGGAAAAATACAAATTGGAGTATCAATTATTAGGAGTTTCAGGGCTAATCTTAATTATATTAGGATTGACATGGTTAAAAGATGGGGAAAAAATGGACCCACCTTTGAGAAAAAGAATCATTATTGATTTAACAACAATCGCTTTGTTTTGGATTGTTTTTGAGTTTTGGCATTTCTCAAGCTCAAGAGCTTATGAAAATGAAGTAAATTGGATTATCAATGGTTCGCTGGCTTTCTTTGGGGCACGAATGATTCAATTGATTTGCCAAGTTAATCCAATGTTTCAAGAGTTGGTGAATTACTTGAAATCTAAAAATGGCAAAACAGATGTTATTGAAAATGAAAGTACAGAGGAAAACAAATGAAAAAAGTAATCAAAAAAGCTGCCATTGGAATGGTAGCTTTCTTTGTTGTTGCAGCAAGTGGACCTGTATTTGCAGCAGTTGGTGACCAAGGGGTGGACTGGTCAAAATATAACGGAACTTACGGTAATTTTGGTTATGCTCATGATAAATTTGCTTTTAGCCAAATCGGAGGAACTTACGGTGGAACCTTTGTAGACCAAGCGACTTATTCAACACAAGTTGCATCTGCGATTGCTCAGGGTAAACGAGCGCACACTTATATTTGGTATCAAGTCGGAGGTTCGCAAGAAGTAGCAAAAGCGGCACTTGATCGCTATTTGCCCAAAATTCAAACACCTAAAAACTCTATTGTTGCCTTGGATTATGAAAGTGGAGCAAGTGGAGATAAACAAGCGAATACTGATGCGATTCTTTACGGAATGCGACGTGTAAAAGCTGCTGGATATACTCCAATGTATTATTCTTACAAGCCGTACACTTTGGCCAATGTCAATTATAAGCAAATCATCAAAGAATTCCCTAACTCATTATGGATTGCGGCTTATCCAAATTATGAAGTGACACCAGTTCCAAACTATAGCTTTTTCCCAAGTATGGACGGAATATCAGTATTCCAGTTCACATCAACTTATGTTGCTGGTGGACTTGATGGAAATGTAGACTTAACAGGAATCACAGACAATGGCTATGGAGAACAAAAAGGGCAAGAAGTTAAACCCGATACTGTTACACCGGCCATTAATAATGGTAAAGAAGCTAATGAAGTTAAAGGAAACGATGTAGAAGTTGGCATGACTGTTAAAGTAAACTTTGGAGCTAAAAATTATGCTACAGGACAAACAATTCCTCAATGGGTAAAAGGTAAACCACATAAAATCATCCAGAAGAACGGTGATACAGTCTTGCTTGATGGTATTATGAGCTGGTTATCTGTTCATAATGTTGAAACTATTGATGCATCAACTAGCCAACCCGCAACAACCTCAAAAAGTTACATTGTAAAACAAGGTGATACACTTAGTGGAATTGCTTCAAATTGGGGAACAAACTGGCAAGAATTAGCACGTCAGAACAGTTTATCTAATCCGAACATGATTTATACTGGTCAGGTTATTCGCTTCAAAGGAGGCCAATCTGGGGCTACAGCACGAACTTACACAGTGCACTCTGGCGATAATCTTTCATTAATTGCAAGTCGTTTAGGAACAACTGTTCAAAGCTTAGTTTCAATGAACGGTATTTCAAACCCTAACTTGATTTATGCTGGTCAAACTTTAAAATATTAAAATTAACCCTGACTTCGGTCAGGGCTTTTTTCGTGTTTGTGTTTTATATAGGTAATTGCTATAATTAATTCAAATTAGATTTTAAAACTAGGAGGAACTTATGGAAAATTTGACAGAAGAAGAGATAAAAAGACATATAAAATTAAGCAATAGTGGAGAAATATCTAAAGCGGTAATATTTGATTTGAAAATTAAGGAAGTAAAAGAAGCAGTTCTAGAGATAAGTCATGACTCTAAGTTTACTCTCAGATTTAAATTAGCAAATCTAGACCCCGAGTTCAGGTATGTTATCTTTACCCATATAAACAAATCCGAAGAACCTCAAAGCACTGTATTTGAACATATTATAGAACCTTTTGATAAAAATATTATGGTTGAAGAATCTGGTGATTTCAAAGCTGAGGGCCTTATGAAATTTCCTACTGATAATTTGTCGGAAGGAAATTACTTCTTAACTTTGACATTAGCCAAAGTCTTGTCTGTAGTTGAAGTAAAAGAATTAAATGATGAAAAATTCAACGGTCTTATTCAAGACTCAAAAAAATTAACATTTGAAGTCAAGGAGAAATGATGGAAAACCGAGATTTAATAGTATTCCCTATTGATAAAAATGAAAGATCGAGCGTAAAATGGGAAAGAACTGATGAATATGATATAATGAAAACAGATACAAAATTAAGAGGAGGAGATAATATGCATCAAGAAACTTATTCTAAAAATGAAATTGATTTAAAATTTGAGAATTTGAGCGATAGAATGGATAATAAATTTGAGCTGTTATCTCAAAAAGTTGATAATGGTTTTTCAAATCAAGTTTTACAAATTAATAACTCCTTTTCGGAATTCAAACAGGCGTTGAAAGATGAACAGAAAAAGAACGCAAAGAACGTGAACAAGCTAAAAAAGAATCAATAAGATGGTATGTGGGAATAATATTTACAATAATTGGGACTGGCATAGCTATTGCTGGTACAATTGCTGCATTTCTTGCATTGACATAGCATATTCTCCGCCCTCCGGGGCTTTTTTCTTTGTTCTCGTTAAGAAGTTTGCTATAATTAAGTTTCTAACACTGACACCCCTTAATCGGGGGTCTTTTTTTATTAATAAATGTTACTGTTTTTCTTAAGATAAATTAGTATAATATCCTTATCGTAAATGCTATTCCAAATACAAGTACAAATAACTAAGTATTTCTGGAGAGATAAAGCGCCCTTTTCCAAAGCGAGGGCGTTTTTCTTTACAAGGAAAGCAGTAAATTGTATAATGATCCTACCTTTTAAATTAAAGTTATAAATAACTCCGAGAACATCGTTTTGACTAAGTGACGGTGTTTTTTATTTGAAAACGAATACAAAAAGTAGTAGAATGAATTCATCTTACCTATATAAGATGACGTCTGCCCTTAAACAGGGCTTTTTGTTCTAGTTAAGGAAGTAGATATATACTATATTTACCCAAAAATATATAATTTTTCATAAATTCATTCCGAAGCGTCCCTCTCCTAACTGGGGCGCTTTTTTCTTGACAAAAAATGATGATAGCGCTATAATTAGTTACCATAAATAATCACTGAGTATTTTAATCCATGAAATACTCACTGCATATTTTGCTAAACGCCTCACTCTCGTGGGGCTTTTTTTATATCAAAAAAGCACTAGCATTAAGCCAGTGCCGAAAAGTGATTAGAGCAAGGTATGAATAATATAGTATAGTATAAAACTAGATTAACTTGCACTAACTATTATAATATTAACAATTTTATGAACAATTGTCAATGATATTATGTTATAATGTAGGCGGGATGATTGTGGGATTTCATCCTATTTCTAGAGTTAAGCTGCTCTTCGGAGTGGCTTTTTTCAAATAAAAAAGCTCTAGCTGGATGACTTCAAGGAGTCCAACTAGAGGATGATGTGTGTTAGTACAAATTCAGAAAAAGTTTCGTGTATACAAAAAATAAGAGGTACTAACAATTTAAATATTATCAATTTTTCAGACAATTGTCAATTATTTATAGTAGTATGTTATAATATATTTAGTGGATGAGAAATTAATTTCTTTTACAGTATCTTTGATAATCTGCAGTTCCATCCACATATATCTAATATAATAACCAAGATATGTGCTGCAGATTGTCATATTTCGGTTCTTTAGCTCAGTTGGTAGCTAACCGTTTGGTCGCTGGTTCGAGTCAGCAAGAACCATAAATAAACGGAGAGTGAAGCGTGAATGTAAAACAAGTATTAGAGCTAATTGCTGACGGGAACATAGTAGTATTAAAATTTAAAGATAGTGACGAAATTATGGTAAAAGACTATAAGAATTCCGATATATTTGATGATTTTATGAATTGTAAAGTCATTGAGGTGAATACTGCCCGTGTTATAAACGAATTTGAAGAAGAAGAGATAGAGATTACAGTTGAATTAGAACGCTAGAATTACTTTCGCTGAGTCTAGAAAGAACCATAAATAATTAGGTAGCAAAAAAGTAGCAGAAATAGTCTAAAACCGTAAAAAAGTAAGTATATCTAATTTCATTAAAAGTGCTGTAAACCCTTTGAAATAGGTGTTTTAACAGTTTTGTAAGATGATAAAAAACGTCGGTAGTGCATGGATCTCATGGATAACTTCAAAAAATAAAGTGTTGATATAACTGATTTTGAGTGTGTGACAGTATACTGCTCATTGGATAATAAAAAAACTCAGAACTACTGAGTTTTTTTATTATCTATTTTTGTATAAGATTGTTACTGCTGAACTTATTATTATGATTCCGATTAGTACAAAACTAAGATCAGTATTGCTATTAACACCAGTTTCTGGTAATATTTTTATATTTCCTTCTTCTGAAGCTTTTGTGATCTTGTTATCCAAGACAATAGAATCTTTTGAAACATTTAATGTATTTTTATTTATAGAGTGAGCAGGTTCAGGATTTGGAGCAGGTTCAAGATTTGGAGTAGGTTCGGGATTTGGAGTGGGTTCAGGGTCTGGAGTAGGATCAGGATCTGGAGTGGGTTCAGGGTCTGGAGTAGGATCAGGGTCTGGAGTAGGATCAGGGTCTAGAGTAGGATCAGGATCTGGAGTGGGTTCAGGGGCTGGAGTAGGGTCTGGATCTGGAGTAGGGTCTGGATCTGGATCTGGATCTGGATCGGGCTTAGGTGCCTCATTAATCTGAATCATATTTGTTATTGAATAGGGAGTTACATGCCGATCATTTTCAGGAAGTGCATCTGTAACGTTAAGTTGAAATGTCTGGTTTCCAGAACTAATATTAGAAGTATCTATGATAATATCAAAGGTACCCGTATGGGAATTATTATCAATAGTGATATTTGAAATAACTACATAGTCAAGGTTAGAGTTCACAATTATGTCTTGAGTTGTAAGGGAGTCACCACCATAATAACCGAAGGTAGCCCTCCCAGTGATAATGTCACCTTGTGTTACATCAACAATTCCAGAGTCAAGTCCCATATTGAAAAATTCAATCGTTGAAATACCATACCATTCTTGTTCGGCTTTTGCAGAAATATCCGATGATGGAGTATCAAGTTGGTCCGCCATTGAAGGTGAAGTAGTGAATAGTATACATGTTAAAAGAGTACATGTAGATAATGCAACAATTAATTTTTTCAT